TACAGGAAGAAAAAACTGAGGAGCTGGCTGCGATTTTGGCAGTTGTACCTCAGTTTTTTCTTCCTGTAAAGGGGCTGGGCGAAAATTGTTTACACGCTCGGCTTTCATCTTCACCATCGTCATCTCTTCTTGAGCTGCCGTTAGTGCGTCTGCATCGCCGCTTTCGTACGCCGCTTTGAACTTCCGCTTGGCTTGTTCCATTTCATTGGCAACAACCTTTTTGGCTTGTTCAAGTAAAGCGCTTTGGCCTTGGTGCAAACTGCCTTTGAGTTTTTTATTCTCTTCAACAATTTGCTGGGCGACTTTAATAGCCTCTTCTTTTTCTCGAAGAGCTGCCTCTTTGGCTCTGCGCTCGTCGTGATAACCGCGACCCAAGTGGGCCAAACGGGTTTTTAAGCGCTGGTCGGTGTATTTTTCCAACTCTTCGTCAGTTACCTCTTTGGGGGGGTCTTGAGGTGTGCGGTTTTTGTCTTGTTCCGGGGTGTCGTCAATAACCTCGATTTCTGGCTCAGGTTCTACGACCTTGCCGCCTTCACGAGGGTTCTTGTCTTCCGCCTCGTCCGGGAACTCAAACTCGGTTTTTTCAAACTCTGCCATGATTTCTCCTTATGGGCGTTGAATGCCGCGTGGATCTTCCACCACGGCTTCGACTGAATCGTCGTTAATAATTCGCCACTCAGTGCCGTGAATTTTCATTCTTGTGCCACTGTTGGGTCGTACCAGAACAAAATCACCAACCTTGCAACTTGGCCCGCTTGGAAAGCGTTTCTCGTCTTTAAATGCATCCGGTCCAATCTTGGCAACAAAGAGCACGGGCGACAGCAGTTCTTCAAACTGCATTGTCTGGCTGGATTTCAATAATCCGCCTTCGTATTCTTCTTTCGCCTCTGGAAGCATGCACAGAAGGTGATAAGTTGCTGGATCGGGGATCTGTTTGGCTTTATCAGCAACCGGCTGGTTGAGAATGCCAGACAGGTCCACGGCCTGCACATTAAAGTCAGTCATCGTTTACCTTTATTTTTCGAACGAGGTCCCCAATTTCAAACTGCGCGGTCTGAAGACCTCGAATAAAACCGCACAGTTCCTTGTAGTGATCAAAGGATTTGCACCCTCCGTCACTGACAACTCTTATGAGCTCTGCCTCACGCTCTTTTAATTTTTTGCCAATATGGTCAAGTATTTGGTGGTCCATTACTGCCCTTTACCGCCCATCGGGGGCGCTGCCTGTTGAGCCATTTTTTGCTGAGCCTCTTGCTGCTGAAGCATCATTTGCTGTTGCTTGGCAGCCATTTCCATTGCGTGCGTCTCTTGCATCTGCGAGATTTCTGTCTGCATGCGCTGGTAGGCGAGCTCTGGATCTTCTCCAGCCTTTTGCGCAGACTCCCGGGCTTTGAGGCCTAGCTCTTCCGCCTTGAGCTGTAAGTCGCCCTTGACCTTCATGCCTTTGATCTGAGCCTCTTGCTCCCGAATCTTGAGCTCTTGCATCTGCATCTGCATAACAGGATCTTGAGCTTGTTGCTGAGCTTGCTGTTGGGCCGCCTGTCCTTTGCTTTGTGCAAGAACTTGCTGAGATGCCATCGCAACCATTTTGGCAAGCATGACCTCTGCCTCTTCTGGCATCTCGGTATTTGGAGCCGGAAGGGGTACACCCAACTGTTCCTCGATCTTCTTGCGGTAAGCAAACGCAAGATGCTCGGATACGTGGGCCATGATCTCAGCCTGCATCTTTTGAGCTTGTGGGCTTTGGCCAATCTGCGCCATCAGCAGGGGGTCCTGCATCATTGATGTGTGGACGGCAATGTGAGCATCATGGTCTTGGTAAACAAAAGCCTTTGTGGGTTTTCCTGTCAAGAACGCCATGTTCTCGGACACTGGGTCGCGAGGGGTCATGTCATCTTCAACTGGCACAAGCTTGTCCGCATTCTTGATGCCCAACACCTCAATCATTTGGCGATGCAGCTGCGGCAGGTCGTAAATTTGAGGGGCCTGCGCTGACAGCTGAATGACGGCTTGGTACTGCATGATCCGCTGAGCCATCGTGGCGCTGTTTGGATCAGAGACGGGAATTACCTCAACGATGTCGTAGTCGCCCCGCTTTGCGGATCGCTTGCCGCCCATCGGCTCGTAGTCATAGTCTTCGGGAGTGTTGTCCCGAATAATCTCTTTGAGAAGCTTGAACTCCTCTTTCATCGAGTTGTGTACACGGGCCTGAACGGCGCTCATCGTCTTGAGTTGGCGCTCAAGCAAAGCCAGCGTGGTGCCTACAGGTGCGTTGGCACCCATGTCGCTCATCTTCATGTCTGCGACCGAGCCAAGGCGGCGGGCTTCCTCCGTGATCTTGTCCAGCAACCCAGCAAGAACCATGGATGGCTCCTTGTAAGGCAATGGCATCAGGTTGTCGCGCATGGTGCCTGATGGCACATCTACGTCTCGCCATTCTCCGGGAGCAATTGGGGTGTCGTCTCCCTTGATTCGCATGCCGCGAGTTTTGACGCCGCCGGGCAAGTTTGCCAAGGTTCCTGCATCCACCAGCTGACGGATGATAGAGGTGCCTGCGCGGGCATATCCACCAATAATGTGAATCAAACCAAGGCCGTAAACACCAAAACCGGGGATGTAGGTGTACTGGACAAAATGCTGGCGGCGCAGCTTGAGTTTGTCGTCTTCGTTCCAGTTACGGCGAATGGCCAAAATCTTGGTTGTGGCTCGGTCAATGGTGACGACGTAGGGGAGAGCTATCTCGTCTTCGTCTTCGTAACCGGGCATGTCGTAGTCAACGCACATTTCCAGAAGCTGGTAGCGGTTGTCTTCGTTTAAATCGTAACCCTGCTCTTCGGCTTTCTTCTTTTCAATGTCTGTGTTAAACATCTGGGGCTCGCCCAAATCAACATCGCGATAGAAGTTTGCAACCTGAAGCTTTCTGATCTCGTTCTTGGTCTTGCGCATAACATGGGTAACACGCTCTGCGGTACGGGCGCTGGAAGCGCCGTAGGGAATAATCAAGTCTTCTGCGGGAATGAAGATGGCAACCTGCCTGCCCATGCTGGGGTCAGAGTAGATTTTCTTGAAGGCCGACCCTGCCAAACCCAAGTTGTAAAGCATTCGCTCATGCTCTGGGCGGTACTCTGGCATTTGCTCCGTCAGCTTGTAGTTCATGTCCTCACGAACTCGCTCGGCTGCGTCTTCTTTGAGTTTGTCGATTGCGCCAATGATCTGCGTCTTGACAGGGCCTTGAGCCGGGAAGGTTTCAATGATGGTCTCTGACTGAAACCGGATGGCAGCTTCTGTCAAAACCGTAGAGTAAACCCCGCAGGCGCCCTCCCAAGGCTCTGTGCGCTCTTCATACTTCATGCCAAGAACTTCAAGCCCTCGGACATACATGTCTGCCCATTCTTTGCGGGAAGATACATCGCTCTCGTACTCCGCAATCAGGTCGTTGGCAAGCTTTCCAAGCTCTCCATCGTCCATGAACTCAGCAAGGTTGGCGCCAAAATCTTCCGCAGTCTCCTCATCTGGCATGAGGTCGATGGTCAAGCCGTCAATGCCAATTTCGACATCTTCCGGATCTTCAATCATAATTTCAACTGCGGGGGTGTTGTCTTGCTGGATGTCGTCGATGCCCAAAGGGGGTATACCCATAGGGGCTCCACCAATACCCGGGACCATATCTGATGCTGCCATGTCAATTCCTTAATAGAAGGCGTTACTCTTGCGGCGAAAATACCGCTGCTCTTCCGGCTCATCCGATTCAATCGGAATAAAACCGCCCCTTCTAAACCTGAGCAAGGCTTGGCTCGATGAGTCAACAAGGTCGTCATGGTCCCCGTTAGGGAATGCCGCCAACTCTTCCATCAACTCATCTGCCCATCTTGTTTGAGGGCACCAAACAACTCCCGAGGCAAAAAGGTCCGAGATTGCGTTTACACGCGCAATCTTATCGCTTCCTTTGCCCGGTGTGTACTCCGAAAGCGGAATTCCCATCTGTCTTAGCTCGTAGATGAGCGGCGCCCCTGCGGCTTTCTTTTCCACGATCAATGTGTCTGGTTCCCATTCCTTGTACATCTCAAAAGCTTTTTGCTTGAGCTCAGGAAACTCCATGCGGGCTTTTAATGCGTCCAGACAGATGATGTTTGGCTTCAAATCACCGTGCTGGTTGGCGTGCTGAAAGACGCCCCACGTCGTGCAAGCCGAATAGTCAGCCCGATTTGACTTTTCAAAGGCCGTGTCCCAACTTTGAATGATGTATTCGCAAGATGGAGCGACATCCGACTCCCAAATCCGCCAGTGATCGCGCTTAATAATCGCGTTTCCCTCGGATGTGGGGTTTTGTTGGTACTGCGCCTCCCATTTGGAGACAGGAATCTCAGCCTTGATGGCCTCCAACTCCTCTTTCTTCCAAAATCCGGGCCAAAGAGGGTTACCCGACGGCAAAATTGCGGGAAATTCAATCACTTCCCACTCGTTTACACCGTCTTTTTCCGAGTTTTTAAGAATCTGCCCAGTCAAGTCTCTCTTTGACCAGCGCGTCATCACAATAATGATGGCTCCACCGGGCTGTAAACGCTGACGAGGGCCAGATGTGTACCACTCATACACATTGTCAAAGACTGCGGGGTTTCCCTGCTTAGCCTCCTGCTCAGAATGCGGGTCATCGATGATAAGAAGATCCGCGCCCTTACCAGTTACAGCTCCACCAACACCAATAGCGAAGTAATCTCCGCCCTTGTCCGTGTTCCATCGTCCTGCGGCCTTTGAGTCAGAGGACAGCTTTGTCTCAAACGCCCGGGAGAAGGTCTCGGACGACACAAGGTTTCTTACCTTCCGGCCAAAACCCACAGCCAGCTCTGCGGTGTGAGCCGTCTGAATAATCTTCTTCTCCGGGTACTTCCCCAAAAACCAAGCCGGAAGCAAATACGAAGCAAACTCAGACTTGGTGTGCCGAGGAGGCATGTTGATGATGAGTCTCTTCAACTCCCCCTTGGCCACACGCTCAAAAGCGTTGGCCATGATCTGATGGTGCTTCCCAGAAATGAACCCGGGCCACATGTGGGACGCAAAATAAATAAACGACTCCCTGCACTTCTCCACTCTGTCGTATTCCAACAACATCATGATCTTGGCTCTCTCATCATCTGCGACGAGAGAAATCAATTCCCGGTACTTCTCCACCTCTTGGCGAGTCATCATAGAGAAGCAACCCCCTTCACCGTCTTGTCCACCAACTTGATTGAATTGAACTTGTGGGGCTTTATCACCAACAACCCCTCGTCCTGCAAGATGTGTATCACCCGGTGGATATTGGATTTACTCTTCAACCCCAACCCCCGGGCAATCACTGAATACGACGGCGGCACGCCGTGTAAACGCACATACGCACGGATAAATTCCAAAACCAATTGGTGCTTCTCATTTAACATGCCGTGAGTTTAAACGCACTAACGAACGTTCGCAAGTCATTTATAAAAATTATATATACCCCCCGGGGGTGGGCGTTTGGATTGATGGGGTATGTGTGGAAATGTAATGGAATGAGTGGATTAGAGCGTATACGGGAACAGGGCTGTAGCCGCCAACTTTGGGGGGTGGGGAGTGGGTGGGGTCGCCGTCCCAGCCGTTTACACGCTCCCCCGCTGATGACCGTTGCCCTCTACGCCTTAGCCTTGCGCAGTGTCTTGACGTTATCCAGCAGCTTGAGATGGCCTGAGAGTTCCTTGCGCAGTTGCTCTGCACTGGGCTTCTCAGCCACTGTCTCAGTGACTACTTGGAACATGCCGGCTGCTCTGCCCATCAGTTCAAGCGCTTTCAACCGGGAGCCTTCCTGCTTGCCCCCTTTGCTAAGTGCCAATAGCTCTTTGAGCACATACCGTTTGGTTGCTGCTGTATCTTCTGCCAGCACTTCCACTGTCTCACCCCAAGCCTCTTGGAGGGCTTTCTGTATCCGTTCATCCCTGCTCAGCCTGTAGGCTGCGCTGGTGATGACTTGGTCGCTGCCTTTGGCGTTTGGGTAAGCGTCCCTGTAGGCTTGGCGCATTGTTTTGCCAATGATCATGCCCTTTGCGAATTCCATTGCACTTGGCGTAAGAGGGTGGATTCTCTTGTACTCTTCGCTCCCTCTTGGCTTTCCGTCTACCCTTATGACTGGAGGTTCTGCTTTGGCGGCAAGCCGTTCCGCTTCGCTGAGTTCCGGGCCTTCATCCTGCCATTCATCACCCGGCAGATGTGCTGCCTCCAGCGCCTCTAGCAGTTCGTCTTTGGTGGCCCGTCCGGGTTTTCCTGTCTCGCTCATTGTCCGACTCCTGTAGTTTCATCCAGCCTGTGCATTTACACAGCACCGTTCTGTCGCCAGATGCTACCAGAGCCCCGGGCGCCTGTCCAAGCCACCACCGTATCAGCCCACCGCAGACCCATCGTTTAAACATTGGGTGCAATGATTTGGTACTACAAATGTTATCCACGCAATCCACAGCACCCTGTGCATAACCCGTGTTATCCACCGCATCCTGTGGATAACTCTCTCAGCCTGTGGATAACCTGCTGAGTACTTTTTAATTGCACGCTGGCGTTGCCGGCATCCGTTTACACGTCCCCATACCAATCCCAGTGTTTGGCCACTTCGGGCCTTGTAGACCCCATCATCCGGTGCGTTGAACCCCTCTAATAAGAGCGCTGATTCCCAGTGTCCACCTATGCATCTGGAGTACCCATGACTGACCATCGGACTAATAACCCTACGGTTTGCTTGGGTATGGTTTGACCCTGTTTAAACACTAGTG